GCATGAGAAGCTCAGGCGGCATTTCTACCACACGAAGATCGTTGTGCAGGGGAAGCGCAACAAAGGCGCCGTGCGCGCCAGGACGAACAATCCGAGATCCCGCGACGGCATGCGCACCGGCAAGGCGGTCTTCAACGAGGTCCACCAGTACGAGAGCTATGAGAACATCAAGGTGTTCATCACCGGCCAGGGCAAAGTCGCGCATCCGCGTGTCGGTTACTTCACTTCAAACGGCGAGATCTCAGACGGTCCTCTCGATGACTTCCTGGCGCAGGCGCGCCGGATTCTGTTCGAGGGTGAGGACGACCGGGGCTTTCTGCCGTTCGTCTGCTGCCTGAGCCACAAGGATGAGGTCCATGATCCGGCCAACTGGTACATGGCGAATCCCAGCCTTCAGTACAATCCCGCGCTGCTGCAGGAGACCGAGGATGAATACCGCGACTGGCTCGACCACCCGGAGCGGAACCCGGACTTCCTGACAAAGCGCATGGGCCTTCGCGCGCAGGCGGGCGAGGTGGCCGTGACCGATTACGACCACGTTCTCTCGACGAAACGTGAGCTGCCGCCCCTTGCCGGCATGCCCTGCACGGTCGGCATCGACTATGCCGAGCTGAACGACTGGGCGGCAGTGAATCTCCACTTCCGGCGCGGCGACGAACGCTTCGACATCAACCACGCATGGCTGTGCACGCAGTCAAAGACACTGACCCGCGTAAAGGCGCCCTGGCAGGACTGGGCGCGCGCCGGACATGTGACGGTAGTCGATGACGTGAGCATCCATCCGGACCTTCTTGCCGGATGGATCCAGCAGCAGAAGACGAAGTATAACATCCGCGGGCTCTGCCTCGATCAGTTCCGCTGGACACTGGTCTCGGCCTCGCTGCAGAAGATCGGGTTCGACCCGAAGCTCAAGAACGTGAAGCTGATCCGGCCGGGCGACATCATGAAGGTGGATCCGGTGATCCAGGAGTGCTTCAACCGTGAGCGCTTCACCTGGGGCGATGCCCCACAGCTCAGGTGGGCGGTGAACAACACCAAGCGCCTGAGATCATCCCGCTCCATCGGCTCTGAGACGGGAAACTTCTACTACGCGAAGATCGAGGGCAAGAGCCGAAAAACTGACCCGTTTATGGCACTGGTCGCCTCGATGTGCATCGAGGATCTGCTGGGCCGTGGGACGCCGGCGCCGAAGCCACCGCCGGTGATCGTTCTGCGATGAGGAGGTGATCGAATGGCAATATCTTTGCTCCGCTGGCTTAGGAGCATGACCGGCGAGGACCGCGCGAAGGAAATCTCCGTAAGAGAGCTCTACGAGGCCGCTGAAGAGTACCGGCTGCGTGAGCTCGCGTTCTGGTCCTGCGTGAACATGGTCGCAAACGCACTTGGGCGCGCAGAGTTCCGGACATATCAGAACGGTGTTGAAGTTCGCGATCGTGAGTACTACATGCTCAATGTTGAGCCGAACGCGAATCAGAACAGTACGGCGTTCCTTCACAAGCTCGTCGCAAAGCTCTACCAGGAGAACGAGGCGCTGCTGATCCCCGTGACGCGGCGCGATGGATCCGGCGGACTGGTGATCGCGGACAGCTGGGCCGTTCCGGATCCACAATGGAAGAACCCGGACAGCTATGAGGATGTGACCGTCGGAACGATGAACTTCCACAAGCGGTTCCGCGAAGAGGACGTGATCCATCTCAAGCTGAACCATGTGAACATCGAGCCGGTGATCTCCGGGATCTATCAGAGCTATGTGAAACTCCTGAAGGCGGCCATGAGTGCCTATAACTGGGACCACGGCCAGCACTGGAAGGTGCACGTCGATCAGATGGCATCGGGCGACGAGAACTGGGCGCAGACCTTTCAGGAGATGATCAAAAACCAGATCCAGCCCTTCCTGAATTCCAACAGCGCGATCCTGCCGGAGCTCGACGGCTGGAACTATCAGCGCATGGACGGAGGATCCGGAAGCGGCGGCAGTGTCGCCGACGTGAAGCAGCTCACAGATCTCGTGTTCAGCTTCACCGCAAACGCGTTCCTGATCCCGCCTGTGCTGCTCATGGGGCAGGTCGAGGGCGTGGACAGCGCCATGCAGCGTTTTCTTTCCGGCGCGGTGGATCCGATCGCGGACCAGCTGACCGAAGAGCTCACGCGCAAGCGCTATGGCTTCGAGGGCTGGAAGGCCGGATCCCGCATTCAGGTGGACACGTCCACCATCTCTCATGTCGACCTGTTCGCAAACGCGCCGAACATTGAAAAGCTGGTCGGATCCGGCTTCTCGATGAATGATGTGCGCCGCGCGATGGGGCAGGACCCGCTCGCCGAAGAGTGGGCCGATAAGCACTATCTGACCAAAAACTTCGCAGAGGCGCAGGAGCTTCTGCGGGAAGGAGGAAACCCAAGTGAATGAAAGACCCTGGTACACGATCCGGCAGAAGGCGGGGAGCCGCAAGGCCGCGCTGCACCTCTTTGGTGACATTTCCGATGTGAAGTTTTACGAGGAGGACGTAACGCCCAGCGGGATCCAGGCGGAGCTGAACGCGCTGGAGGCGGATGAGCTCGACGTGTTCATCGACTCCTACGGCGGATCCGTCGCAGCCGGTTTCGCGCTGTACAATATCCTGCGGCAGCACCCTGCCACCGTGAACACCTACGGCGTCGGCTTTGTCGCGTCCGCTGCGCTCTATCCGTTCATGGCCGGAGAGAATCGGTTTGCCTGCGAGCCGAGCGCGTACTTCTTCCACAATGTCATGGGCGGAGCGGACGGCTACGCCGAGGATCTCCGCAAGACTGCCGACGAGCTTGACGCGCTGAGCGCGATCGGCCGCAGCGTGTTCTCGAACGCCGGCAACCTGACCGTGGATGAGGTGAAGCAGCTTCAGGACAACGAGACCTGGCTGAGTCCGCAGGAGATGCTGCGCTACGGGCTGGCGACGGCCGTGCTCAACGAAGCACCCACCGAAGTCATGCAGCAGAGCGCGCGGCGCGCCGTCATGCAGCGTGTGCTCGCAAAGCAAGAGCCCCGGAGCCAGGCCCCTGACCAGAAGGAACCGCCCCGGGAACTGAGTGTGATCGACCGGCTTGCCGGAAAGAAATGATTTTCCAATTTGAAAGGAGTTTTCCCATGAGAAGCAACGATCTTGCCAACCCCAGCGTTGAGTCTGCCCGCCAGGCTCTGACCGCTGCCCTTGCCGGCAGCGACACCGAGGCAGCCGGCCGCGCTTATGAGCAGCTGGCCTTCGCAATCGCCGACAGCGTTCGCCAGGACTTCGAGGACTTCCGCAGCGAGGGCGACCGTCAGATCCTGATGAGCCGCGGCGTCCGCCAGCTCACCAGCGAGGAACAGACCTTCTATCAGAGGCTGCTTGACGCGATGCGTTCCAATAACCCGCGCCAGGCGATCGCCAACATGGACGTGGTGATGCCGCAGACTGTGATCGACAACGTGTTTGAGGGCCTGACTCAGGCGCATCCGCTGCTCGACGCGATCAACTTCAATCCGACCGGCGGCGCCCTCAAGATGATGGTCAACACCCACACCACGCAGGCTGCCGCATGGGGCGCACTGGACGCGACCATCGTTCAGGAACTGACCTCCGGCTTCAAAGAGATCGACGTCGGCCTGCTGAAGCTCTCTGCGTTCGTCCCCGTCTGCAACGCAATGCTCGACCTTGGCCCGGCCTGGCTCGACGCTTATGTCCGCCGGATCCTCGGTGAGGCGATCGCCTACGGCATGGAGATCGGAATCGTCTCCGGCGACGGCAAAGGCAGCCCGATCGGCATGACCCGTCAGGTAGGCCCTGGCGTTACCGTGACCGGCGGCGTCTATCCCGAGAAAGCGGCTGTGTCCGTTTCTGACTTTGCGCCCGCGACCGTCGGCAATCTGATCTCTCTGCTCGCGACCGACGAGGCCGGCAAGCCCCGCAATGTGACCGGACTGATCCTCGTGGTCAACCCGATCGACTATTTCCAGCGCGTGATGCCGGCCACCACCGTGATGGCGCCCGACGGGACCTATCGCAATGATGTGCTGCCCTATCCGATGCAGGTGATCCAGAGCGTCGGCCTGCCGCAGGGCAAGGCGGTTCTCGGCATCGGCAGCCGCTATTTCGCCGCTGCTGGCATCAGCAAGGACGGCCGCGTGGAGTATTCCGACGAGTATCGTTTCCTCGAGGACGAGCGCGTCTACAAGATCAAGACCTACGCAAACGGCTTCCCGCTGGACAACAACGCCTTCCTCGTTCTCAACATCTCCGGCCTCAAGCCTCTTGCCTATCATGTGATCAGCGAAGCCGCGGGCGCTGCGAGCACCACCGCGACTCTGAGCGCGCTGTCTCTCGGCAAGGCCACGCTGAGCCCGGCATTCGCCTCCGGCACTGACACCTATACTGCGGCCACCACCGACGCGACCAACGCGATCAAGGCCGTGCCCACCGATGCGGCCGCCAAGGTCTCCATCACCCTGAACGGTGCGGCGGTCGACAACGGCAGCGCGCTCAAGTGGGCGGAGGGCAGCAATACGGTCGTCGTGACCGTGACCGCGGAGAGCGGCGCGACCGGCACCTACACTGTGACCGTGACCAAATCCTGATTGAAAGGAGGGGGAAGCTGTGGCTGCTTCAGTTTCCGGGAATCTGCTCGCGACAATTCGCAACCGTCTGAATGTGACGTGGGATGACAGCGACACCAACGCGCTGCTCACGACACTGGCGGAGGAGGGCGAGGTCTACCTCAACCGAATTGCCGGCGCGGAGCTGGACTTTGAAACGCCCGGCTCCCCCCGGACTCTCCTGATGGAGTACGTCCGCTATGCCCGAGACGGAGGCACGGACGTTTTTGAGAACAATTACCGGCACCTGCTGCTGGAACTCCAGACCGATAAGGCGGTGGAACGCTATGCATCTGAAACCGAATCGAGCGGCGCATGATGTGACGCAGCCGTTCAACAGCGGCATCGTGCAGATCTACCGCGTCTCGGACGAGGCCACGCCAGGCTATCGCCCGCGTCCTGTCCGCGTGCTCGTCGAGACGCTGCGCTACGAAGAGCGCACGCTCGGGCTCACGCGGTACTATGCGGCGAAGGAGGCTCAGGTCGAAGTGCAGCGCGTGATCCGCACACCGCACCGGCGCGGCGTCAGCCCCCAGGACATCGCGGTCACCGAAGATGGGAGCGCCTATCGGATCGACCTGATCCAGGGCGTGAGCAGCTTCCCACCGTCGATGGATCTCACGCTGACGCGCTACGACCAGCAGTGGAAGGAGGGATCCTGATGCGGTGGTTTGAAAAAATCATCGAGGCGCATGTGGCTGTGACGGACGCGGTGAGCCACTTTGAGCGCATGAAATCCGACCGCTACTTCGTGTGGCAGGAGGAAGCCAGCATCGACCTTCTGGCAGATAACGGACACTTCGCCTACGCCGTCCGCGGGACGACGGATCTTTTCACAACGCAGGAGTTTGACCCCTGGGCGGACGAGATCGAGACCGCGTTCTTCCGTGCCGGGATCTCGTTTCGAAAAAACAGTGTGCAGTACGAAGAGAATACCGGGATCGTTCATCACGAATGGGAGTGGACCGTATGGGACGAATGACCGTGACAGGCCTCGATGATTTCTCGGCGCGGATCGGGAAGCTCGGCAGTGCCTCGGCCGGTATGATCCGCCAGAGCATGTACGACGGTGCCGCGCAGATGAAGGCTGCCTATGAAGCCGAGATCCTCGCGCTGCCGGCAGCGGAGCACCACCCGCTTAAGGAAGGGGAGCTCATGACCGGCATCACCGACACGAACCGGCAGGATCTCCTGAACGGGCTTTATGTTCGAAAGTTCGCGACAGAGGGCGGCCAGCACTATACTGTGATCGGATTCAACGGCTATGGCTCGTCCGAAACGGCCACAAAGCGCTACCCGAACGGACTTCCGAACGCGCTTCTCGCGCGCAGCATCAACTCCGGATCTTCCGTGCGCCGAAAGAACCGATTTGCCGCAAGGGCAAAGACCAGAAGCCAGGAGGCGGCGAAAGCCGCTATGGCAGAGACGTTTTCACGTCTCACCGACGAAATAATGAAAGGATGATTTAGCATGGCAACTGTTGGCCTCAGCAAGGCGTATGCAGCCATCTACAGCGCCAGCGGAAACACCGTCGCTTACTCCGGCGGCATGTCCATGGGCGGCGCGATCAGCTTCAGCGTGGCCCCCGACAACGCCGCCGCGAAGGATCTTTTTTACGACAACTCCCTCGGCGAGAGCAGCAACATCTTCACAAGCGGAACGGTCAACATCACGATCGACCAGCTGCAGCCCGCAGTCGCGGCCATGATCTTTGGCGCGACGAATCTCGACGGCAAGATCTCCTATCGCAAAGACGATCCCAGACCCTATGTCGGGCTCGGCGTCGTGCGGAAGGTGATCAAGAACGGCGTGACCGCGTGGCGCCCGACGATCCTCACCAAGGTGCAGTTCAGTCTGCCTGAGACCGCGGCTGACACGCAGGGCGAGAGCATCGAATGGCAGACGGTCGCGCTCTCCGGCCGTGTGATGCACGACAACAGCATCAACGGCGACTGGCTCGTAGATGGGCCGGATCAGCTGAGTGAGTCTGCGGCCGAGCGTGTCATCAAGTCGTACCTGAGCATCACATGAGCAAGCAGACGTTCAGCCTGCGGGGGCAGGAATACCCGCTCTGCTTCAATGCGACGGCCATGCTCGCGATCGAGCACTTCTACGGATCCTTCAGCGCTGCGCTCCGCACGCTGAACGGCCGTGAGGCTGTTGAGCCGGCACTGCGTTTTCTGCACGCGCTGATCCTGGGCGGCGCCGCCAAGTGCAAAGCTCTGGGCGAGTCCGCCCCGGAGGCGCCTGAATTCGAGACGCTCGCCGCGCTGCTGGATCTCAACGAGTTGATGCAGCTCCCCGCACTGGTCGCCGGCATCATCGACTCTGACAGCCGGCACGAAACGGAGGCAGCACCTCCAAAAAACGCGGACGGCGCTCCGGCGGACAACACATAAAGCCGGAGCGCCTTGCAAGATGGTTCGAGTGGTACGGCATCCGCTGCGGGCTCAGCCGCTGTGAGGCGCTGGGGCTTCCTCTGGGAGAGCTCTACGAGCTCATGGCCATCCGGCAGATCAAAGAGGAGGGCTTCGAGCTACTGCCATCACGCGCGCAGCAGTTCGAAGCCCTTGACGACATTCTGGACAACTGGAGGTGAATGAAATGGCAACCGATGTGGGGATCAAGCTTGCGGTCGACGGCGAGGCTCAATTCAAAAGCGCGCTGAGTGCCGTCAATTCCCAGATCAAGAATCTCTCCAGCGAGATGAGCGCCTCCGTAACCAGCATGGAGGGCATGGCGAGCGCTGAGGATCTCGCCGGAAAGAAATCCGACATCCTCAGCCGCCAGCTTGATGCCCAGCAGCAGAAGTATGAACTGCTGTCCGGCCAGTACGAACGCGCGAAGTCGAGCCTCAGCGACCTGGGGACTGCACTTGAAGAGGCAGTCCGTCTGCACGGCGCTGACTCCAAGGAGGCCGAGCAAGCGCAGGCGGCTTACAATCGCCAGGCCGAGAGCGTGAACCGCCTGGGCACGCAGCTCAACCAAACTCAGGCAGACATCAACAAGACGCAGGGCGCCATGAACGACATGGGGAGCTCTGCTGGGGACGCCGCAGCGGCGTTCGATTCCGGATCCGAGAGCGCGTCCGTATTTGGTGATGTGCTGAAGGCAAATCTTCTCTCGGACGCGATCAAGTCGGGGCTCTCGATGCTGGCGGACGCGGCGAAGAATCTCGCTTCATCGTTCAAAGAATCGATCACAGGTCTCGCATCGTACGGAGACTCGATCGACAAGCAGTCCCAGAAGCTCGGCCTGAGTGCCGAGGCCTATCAGGAGTGGGACGCGATCCTGCAGCACAGCGGCAGCAGTGTCTCGGCCATGCAGGCGCCGATGCGCAACCTCACGAAACTGGCTGAGGATAACGCTGCGAGCTTCGAAAAACTCGGCCTGAGCACCGAAGAGGTCGCAGGCATGAATCAGGAGCAACTCTTTGGCGCTGTTGTGAAGCAGCTGCAGGGAATGGAGCAAAGTACAGAGCGGACTGCCATCGCACAGGAGTTTCTCGGCAGGAGCGCGCTCGAGCTGGCCCCGCTTCTGAATACCTCCGCTGAGGACACGGAGGCTATGCGCCAGGCAGTTCATGATCTCGGCGGCGTCATGAGCGATGAGGCGGTGAAGTCTGCTGCCGCGTTTCAGGACTCCCTGCAGGATATGAACACGGCGATCAGCGGCGCGAAGAATCAACTGACCGCAGAATTCCTCCCATCGATCACCGAGGTCATGAACGGCGTCGCCGCGATCATGAGCGGAGATGAGGGCGGCGTGGACATGATCGCCGATGGAATCGCATCTTTCGGAGAAAAGCTCCAGACCGTACTGCCAAAACTGCTCGAAGTAGGTGGAAAAATCGTCGGCAGTGTCGCAGACGGCATCGGGCAAAATCTCCCGCGGCTTCTGTCCGGAGCTGCGGACATGATGCGCCAGTTTGTCGCCGGCATTGGCGAACGAGTGCCGGAGCTCCTGCAGAGTGCGACGAGCATGGTAACAGAGCTCGCCGCCGGATTCAAAGACGCACTTCCGCAGATGCTTGAGCTTGGCGCCAGTGTGATCCAAACCGTTGCGGGCGCGCTCACAGAAAACCTTCCGACATTGATGGAGAGCGGCGTTGACGCGATCGTGAGCCTCGCTGAGGCACTGTGCGATCCGGAGCAGCTGGGGCAGATGATCGACAGTGCGCTCAAGCTGATCCTGGCGCTGGCTGAAGGTTTGATGCGCGCGCTCCCGCGGCTCCTCGAAGCGGCTCCAAGGATCATCACGGGCATCGCATCTGCGCTTGCCGACAACTTCTCACAGATCCTCGACAAGGGCGTTGCGCTGATCGGTGAATTGGCCGCCGGCATCATCCAGGCGATCCCAAACGTCGCAGGGGTGATCCCCGAGGTCATCTCCGCTTTGCTCAGTGCGTTTGGGGATATGCAGCAGAAATTCCGCAGCATCGGCAGCGATCTGCTTACCGGCATCTGGAACGGGATCTCCGATAAGATTGCCTGGCTCAAGGGCCAGGTCTCCGGAGTCGTGGATCGTATCAAGAGCTGGTTTACAGGCAAAGACGGTTTCGATGAGCACAGCCCGTCGAAGTGGTCTGCCGACGTGTTCGACAAGGTCATGCAGGGTGCCGGCCGCGGTCTCGATACAGGCCTCGGCAGTGTGATGCAATCGGTCGGGCGCGCAGTCGAGTCCGTGAAAGATGGATTCAGCGGGCTCGATCTCGGTCTTGAGAACGCGCTTGACCTCACGGGTGTCGCAGCCCGGGGCTTTGCGTATCGCACGCCTGAGCCCGCTCTCGCGGCCGCTGCGGCGGCCCCCGGCACGGCGGACGCATTGCAGCCCATCAGCGTCAATGTGTTCTCACAGGTCGGTGGGCGGACGGTCGCCTACGAGCAGCGCCGATACACTGAGCGCGAGCAGATCAGGCGCGGATCCAGCGTGACAGGGAGGTGGTGAGATGGCACACCCGAGACAGACTTTGATCGTGGGCGGTGTAGATCTGAGCCGCCTTGCGAATAAGTTCGGCTGGCACATCAGCTATGAGCCGCGAACCGGAAACAACGGCGGCCAGAGCAAGGGCGGCGGCATGATCGTAGATCTCTATGGCTATGCGATGGTGCTGACCTTCGACCTAAACGCGCTCTCGGAGAGTGATGTTGCGACACTGCTCGCCGCGTGCTCAGAGCGCTATGTCACTGCGACGGTCTACGACCCGCGCATCCACCAGACACGCACGACTCAGTTCGTGCCGACGCTGCCGACGCTCGATTACGCCTTCACGAGCTCCGACATTCGCCTCTATCATGATGGCGCGAAACTCACTCTGACCGAAAGGAAGCCATATGGATACGATTCATGATGTGATCCGGATCGGATCCTACGAAAAGCCCGAGCTGATCTTCTCGGAGGCGGATGATCAGCTCGAATCGGTTCAGATCCTGATGGGGACCGACCTGATCTCCGATACTCTGCCGATTGGAGAGCTTTCAGCGGGGCTCTACCTTGACGCAGACCCTGAAAACGACTGGAAACCGGTCATTTTCGGGCAATTTCTCGACGAAACAGGGGCTGAGCTTCTTGACTCTGACGGGAAGGACCTGATCTTCCAGCTTTTTGAACACATCGCGCCCGGCACGCCTGTCTGGTATGACGCAGGATCACGGCGTGAAAAATTCTACTTCAAGCGGATCCAGCGCACCGGCGTTGACCGCCTGCAGTTGACCGCCCAGGATGCAGTCGGACTCCTTCAGGATGCGCCGGAGCACATGGGCGGGCTCTACCGCGGCGCGCGCATGTACGAAGTCGTCGCAGACATCCTCGGCGGCAGCGCGCTGCCGGTCTCCGGCGGCTACCGAATCTCCGGCGGCTGCGCCGCGGCGACCGTCAGCACAAAGGCGGCCGCTACGCGGATCTGGGGGCATCTCCCCATCCAGAGCCGGAGGGATGCGCTGCATCAGCTCCTCGCGGCGACTGGCGCGGTGATCCGCAGCGACGACGACCTTGATATGCTGATCACATTCCCGGCCTCCGGGACTCCCGTGCGGCAGATCTCAGATGATTCCATCTACGACGGAGACGCGATCTCAGAGAGCGCACCGAGCGGCGTTGAGATCTCAGTCTACAGCTTCGCAGCACGGGCGGACACGCCGGAGGAAGCTCTTTTTGACAACACAGACGGGAGCGGCCTCGTGGAACGCCACACCGTCCGATTCTCCCACGCCCCGGTCTTCGGACTGAGGGCAGAGGGGCTCACGGTTCACGAAAGCGGCGTCAATTATGCGATAGTGTCCGGCACCGGCGTCCTCTGGGGACGGCCGCACACCGAGAGCCAGCGCACGATCAGCCGCGGAAGAAGCTTCGGCAGTGTGGTCCAGATCAGCGGAAACAAGCTCATCAATCCGCTCAACGCGCCATACTGCCTCGACCGCTTCTATCGCTACTGCACAGCCGGGCAGATCTTGAGCACGGAATTCGTCTCCGAGACGGAGCGTCCCGGCGATCTGGTCGAGCTGACGGACGCCTACAGCGAGACACGCCGCGCTTGGATCCAGGAGCTGAGACTGGACGTCACCAGCCTGCAGAAAGCAAGCGCCACGCTGATCAGTGGCTACGAACCGGGCAGCTGCGGCAATGCCTATGATGCACTGGATCTTCTGGAGGGTAGCGGCACTTACACCGTTCCCAATGGCGTCTCGGAGCTCTTCGTTGTGCTCTCCGGCGGGGGAGACGGCGGCTGCAGCGGAGCAGACGGAACCCCGGCCACGACCGGCGTCGCCGAAAACGACCCCGGAGACGGAGGCGCAGGAGGCGCCGGAGGTGATGCCGGCGCAGGCGGCCGCCTGCTGTCGCTCACGATGAGCGTGACGCCGGGCCAACAGATCACTTACAGCTGCGGATCCGGAGGCGCCGGAGGGACCGTAAGCACGGACGGCAGCAGCGGCACTGGCGGAGCAGGGACGGATACGACCTTTGGCGGCAGAAGCACAGCCGAGGCCGGGGCGTATCGTAATGCAGAAGGCTTTGCCGAGCTGATGAGCGGGGAGACATTGAGTGCAGCCGGAAACGCCGGGATCGCGGGGAGCAAGGGCGGCACAGCCAAAGGCGCCCGCATCTGGGAGTATGACGATGACATCAGCATCGGCAGTTCTCGCTACACACACGGCCTCAGCGGCGTCGAGGTCAGTGTTACGATCGGCTCGAGTGATACGCTGGGAGGCTACGGAGGAGCCGGAGGAGGCGCTGCTGCCGGCGCGAACGGAAGCGACGGTGGAAACGGCAAACTTTCCGATCGCCGGAATTACGGCATCGGCGGCGCAGGAGGATCCGGTGCTTCCGCCAGCATTCCCGGCGCTGACGGAGCCTATGGATCAGGAGGATCCGGCGGCCACGGCGGAGGTGGAGGCGGGACCGGCTCGAAGGGATTCGGCACGCATCCCGGACGCCTGCAGCTCAATCATGACCCCATTGCCGGAGGACCCGGACCGGGGGGCCGTGGAAGCTCCGGAGGCCGCGGTGGCGACGGTTATGTCGCCGTTTATCGAAAGGGAGTGAGTAATTAATGGCAAATGTATCCTACCGACTCGGCCACAGCGGATCCGAGATCGACGAGATCCTCGATCGCGCAGCGCCCAGCGGCTCTGTTCAGGGGACGATCGACTATCACATCGGCGAGCTCTACAGGTCGATCAGCAGCGTCAACACGGTTCTGTCGAACCGGATCGCTGCGGTGGAAACGACCGCGCAGACCAATGCGGAGAATACCGCCGGGACCGCGACAGCGCTCTCCAACGTCAACAGCAGATTTTCCACCGACGTCGCCGCGCTGCAGGCGCGTGTCACCGCGCTGGAGGAGGCGAACGGAAGTGTCACCTACGACGGTGTGAGCGTGAAGCAGATGACCATGTTCTCGGTAGATCTATCTGCCATCGCCGCAGACAGCCCCACAGTGATCACCACAGGCTTAAACGACGTGAGCCGCCTGGCGCTCTACAGCGCGACGATCGCGTCTGGCACATGGACGTCCGGAGGCTACACGGGCACGCGCACGGTGATGGAGGCCGGATCGAGCATCCCGCTTGAGCCGGATTCGCCCAGAACGATCTATT